TCAGCGTCGGGAAAGGCCGGCTTGGTCCCCGCACCTGCCGCCGGAGCGCAAGCCAAGTATCTTCGTGGTGACGGGACATGGCAAACCCCTCCTAATACCACATATAGCAACATGGGTGGAGCGACGTCCTCAGCCGCAGGATCGGCGGGATTGGTACCCGCTCCGACTGCCGGCAAGCAAACCTCTTTCCTTCGTGGCGATGGTACGTGGGTAGTGCCTACCAATACCACATACGGATTAGCCTCTACTACAGCTAACGGCTTATTGAGACAGCTTAATGGAAGCACATCCAGTTTCATGCGTGGAGATGGCACTTGGGCTACACCTCCTAACACGACATATGCCATGGCCAATGAGTCTACTAACGGTTTGATGGCGGCCGCCGACAAGAAGACCATGAACAGGCTTATAGGGGTTAATACGGTCACGACATTAGCTAACCTGCCTATTAGCAATAGAAGTATCACGGCTACGTTATCAGCCGCTACCACCCTATCCGTGCAGTCAGGGATGCAGATAGGGGAGGAGCTGATGATCAGGTGCGTCCCGTCGGCGGCCTTCACGCAGGCTATACCCAACTCCGGGGCTTATGTAAGCATGAGTGGTACTTCTATAACCACTACGGCTAACAAGCCTTTCGAGATAAATATCTGGTGTTACGCTTCAGGTAAGTATAGCATCGCCGTTAAAGAACAAGATTAATGATATAAGACATGAGCTACGTATATATAAACAGGGAAATATATCCCAATCAATTAGTTCAGGACGATCCGCTTGATGATAATTACGCCAAGGGCTATGGTTATGATGATTACATTAACGGGAATCCCGCCCCATGGATAGAACTTGGGGAGGAACAACTGGCGTTCAAGGAGGCTAATCCTAAAGCTACGGTTAAGGAGATTATCGAGGCTAAATTGGATGACTCAAGGCTTCTTAATGAGGAGAAATCGGCTAAGTATGAGGAGATCAGGACTTATGAGAATAATAATCTTCATGAGTTTTTCTTGGATGACCAAAATATCTATATCCCTGAATATGATAGGCGTAACGCTTTGGCTGATGGGGCTATAGCTGGTAAGATAACGATCATGGGTCTGAAGTTTGATATGACGGAAGGCAAGATCTTGATCGGGATGATGGATAAGTATGATAATGATCTGATGTCGGCGTTAGGAGCCAAACAGAGGGAAGTAAGCTTAGCCACTACCGTAGAGCAGGTGAGGGCTATTGACGCTCAGTCCGGCTATCCTGATAAGGTAAGTGTTACCACGGCGTACATCCAGCAACAGGCGAAGGAGAAGGACGCTTCTGATCCCCAGAAAGTAGCTGCCAAATTCTCTAGGATGGTAGTTAATAATAAGGCCATATCTTTATCTTCTAACGAGAAATTGGATATTAAGGTCCTATTCCCTATATGGGGACAAGAGGGAGCGGAGTTCGGGCTGTCGGTGGATGCCGGATTCTGCTTAAGGGTGGTTAAGGACGATACGGATATCCTTTATGAGGTTATTCAGTCACATACGTTGTCAGCGGAATGGGAACCCGGACTAAATACGGCTTCCTTATACAAGGTCATTGATAAGGAGCATGCCGGGACCATAGGGGATCCTATCCCGTATTTCCCTCCAATGGAGATATTCAAGGATAAATATTACATCCAGAACGCTGATGTATATAAGTGTACTAGGGATAGCGGAACTCCTCTTAGTCATAATCTAAAGGACTTAGTAGGGTTGTATGTTGAGGTTGTACAGGGCTAGTCGTATCTACCCCCCCCCTATATTTGGCTTGTGATATGATATAAGTTATTTTTGGCATAATAAAATGACATTTGTAAATATATTTAAGTATGGCATCACAAAAATTCGGTTTCGTAACCGTCGACCCGGTATCAGGATCAGGAGATCAGGCGGTTAATTTCTCCGGTGAGAAACACACCGGTCGTCTTCAACGCACTATCAACCTTACGGTCACCACGAACGGCGGGGCTAAGAAGGCGTTGGTAGTTAATCAGGCAGCGGCTGCTGAGGTGGTAAGATCAGACAGCCCTAACGCTTCCGTACAAAAGACAGGCGGTAATGTTACCATCACCGGTAAGTCTAACAGTACTAAGCTTACGTTCGCGGTCACGCCGGCTGAGGAGAATGGGCTTACGTTACAGCTCCCGGCTAACTACACGGCGGCTGGAAAGACTACGGCTAACGGAGCGGTTATCGCCGACGATCCCGGAGCCTCTGGCGAGTTCGTTTGGAGCATCACGATCTCGAACGTACCGGCCAACGTCACGATCGAGGAACTGACAGCTACATTGAAGGTAACTGCCGCTGGTGGCCAGACAGCCAACGTGACGGTAACGCAAGCCGCTGGAGACTCTACTATCGAGCTTGACAAGGAGACTATTAACTTGGATGTAAATGGTACTCAACAGACGGTTAACGTAACATCTAATGACAGCTGGACTTGGGCGCAAGCAGCGACTAGGACCGTATTGAGAATGATGGGACGATAATCAGTTTCTTTTCGCTTACTCAGACCCCGATCGACTTAAGCCGGTTGGGGTTCTCTTGTTTTATTATCTTTGTGAGTAGAAGATAACTAAAGGATATAATTATGAGTGATTTGAATGTTAATTGGAAGGACGGGGTAGGCGAGGTAACGGACCAGCCTCTGACCGTCAGCCCGGGGTCCGGGACCGGAAGCGCCCCCGTTTCCTTTGGCTCGGTGATGAACAACGGTCTTGATCGGACTCTTGAGCTGGAGATAACAACTCCAAAAGGTATTAAGAAGACGCTCACGGTGAATCAGGAGGGATGCCGGCAGGCTTATATTACGAGTGACGGCAAACGATGGCTGACTAGCGACAATCGGGTGTATGGGGTTTTGAAAAGCGATGCTCCGTGCGAATGCATAGGTGATTGTCCTTGATATTTTGTTTTTACGAATTTTGTAATTACATTTGTGGCGCATGTCCATCACCATGCTTTTTGTCGCTAATTTATTATAAGGGATACCGGTCTGTGATGGGATCGGCATCCCTCTGTTTTTTAATATGGAGAAGATAAATGTTTTCGATGTTCAGGTTCCTGATGGGAGACAAATCCGTTGTATGTCGTATAATAAGGTTACTTATTTTGATCTTGACGATATATGTAAGTTATGTTTTGACTCATACGATCTACATGATGTGGCTGACACTAAGGTAATGAGTGAGTTCCTGCACCGAGAGGGTGGTCGTTATTGGACTACGATAGATGGCGTAAGGCAGTTGTATCGTAGGATTGAGTGTAAGATGTGTTTTGAGGTTATAGAAAAATTAAGGGGATTATGAGAGAAAAGAAATTTGATTTCGTGATATATCCGTTGGATTTGATTATCACGGTTGGATTAGATTATAAGACGTTGTGTGATCGTTTCGAGAATATGGAACCTGAACACGAGGGGAAATGGGGAGATGAAGATGATATGGATAAGGAGGCGTCTTTCGTGAATTTGGTAAGGGATAGGGACGATGATGATAAATTTGCCATACTTTGGAATTTTTCGAGCGACGATGATTTAATAATGAGAAATATATGTCACGAGTCATTCCATATAGCAATGAGCGTATGCCAATTTTGCAACATGTCTCTTGGATTTAAGGTTGGAGAGGATGAACACGCAGCGTATATAGCCGGTTTTGCGGGTCATTGTGTTGGTGAGTTTATCAACAACAAGGATATGGATTAGACTATAAATTCATACAAGGGATACAAGAATATCAGCCTCCGCTTATTCGTGGAGGCTTTTTATTTATCTTTGTGAAAAACATTTATTTATGAGCAGTTGCGTAATTAAAAGGAATAAGGAAGGTAAGATAGCCCGTGTCTTGACTCCTTCCGGCGAGGTATCTACCTTGTTCGATAAGATAGCGGGTATAGCCGCCGTAAGTGACCTTAATAAGGCCGCTGAAGCTTATATGACTATTTATAACGATAAGTTCAGGTCTAAGTTCGGAGACTGGACGAGATCCGCACCAAGGAATAAGGAGGCGGCCAGATCCATAAGTGCCAGACTTAGCGCCAGCGAGTGGGGGCAACTTATGTCAGCCAAGGTCTTGTCCGCCATAAGCGATATGGATGCCCCGGCGTTGGCCAGAAGCCTTGGGAATAGTGACAATGTCGTGGCTTATCTTACCTCCGGAGAGGTAGGTGATGTCAATGATATGGTGGTGGTAGATACGTCCACGGTACAGGGGGTGGATCTGGATTCCATAAACGAGGATAATATTGGCGATACGATACTGAAAGAGGCGTCATGGGATGATATAAGGGCTATCAGGGAGAATATAGATATTAAGGAGACAGCCCGTATGCTATGGAAGGCCGTGGAAAGCGCTTTTACCGGGCAACGACCTAATATTAGGGTTAAGGGCGGAAATATAGACGGGGAGATTATATTCTCCGGGAATGTCTTGCCGTTAAACGATATTGAAGATTATACGCCCCCATCTTCAAGATTGGTGTATGATTCCGGTGAGCCTCGCCTGTTCTTTAAATCGGATGACGGCAAGATATACGACTCTTACGCCAACGCCATAAAAGGCTCGTCCGGCGGGCGGATCGAGGCCGGGTTCTTGGCCGGCAGTGTCGAGGAGAGCGACGTCCCGTCCGGTACGGCTGACATCTCCTTTGGCTCGTCCTCCATAACCCTTAACAACAGTGATTCGTTCATCCCGGTCCTTGGCATCAGCTCAGATTCTAATATAAGTACCCGTGGAGGGTTTGTCAATTACCTTATCAAGAAAGGTCTGTTGAGCGGGGAGCGTATAAGGCTAGGAGATAGGTATTATCTTACAGGGGCCGGCAACTCCGATGGTCTTAAGATTTATAACGCTATGGATGCCTTGTCTAGGCTAAGGAATAGGTTTGGTAGTATGTCTTCTGAGATGAACGTATTAGGCTCCATCGGTTTTGATACGGAGGTAAATAACGATCTTGATCTTATCACGACATCAGGGGAGAAGGTTACGGTAAGCAGATCGGAGATCAAGAGCATGTTAAGGCAAGGTAAGTTTGAGGAGCTTAATAATAAGTATGATGGGTTCATGGAGCTAGCCTTGTCGTTGATGATGGAGGATAACGCCTTGTACGGAAGTAATGTCCGTGGGGTTATTGAGAATGAGAAGGCGGAGGATCTCCAGAACAGGACTGATATCACCAACATCTTATCCACGTTAGGTATCCGTGTGATGGGTATGTCCGAATATATGGATAAGTATAAGATGCGTAATGGTGTCGAGCCTTCGGCTAGGGCATTGTCCGATATGGCCAATGGGGTTATCGCCTTGGCTGAGGGAGCTACGGTAGAGGATCTTAATGAGGAGGTGGCTCATTTCTTGATCGATACTTACCGTAACCAACAGGAGATTGACGAGGTTCTGGACTCTGTTGTCGGCACGCCATTATGGAATCAATTCGCCGGTCGTTACTATGAGGTGTATGGGAAGGAATACCAAGGGGAGGAACTGGATCGGATGGTGAAGCGGGAGATCCTAGGCAAGACGTTGGCCCAGCGGTTCGTGCCGGGGATGGAACAGGCGGTAGAGGATCTGACCTCGTCCGAGGACTCCCAGCTCTCCTTGTTTGGCAGGATAATCCGGGCTATAAGGAATTTCTTCTCTACTCAAAGATCAGACTTGAATAAGGTTCTTGATAGGATAAAGGAGTCGGCGTTAGCTGATGATCCAAGCGCATTTGACGTGCTTCTGTTAAAGGATAGCGACCATCTCATGTACTCATTATCGGATGTTGATGTGGCTAATAAGTTGATCAAGAACGGTAGGTCATTGGAAAGACTATATACCAGATTGCAGAGGATGAGGTCAAGCCAAAGCCAGAGGATCGGTGAGAGTATCTCCCTTCTACGTGATATAGGCGAGAAGGTAAGACAAGTCGGGGGTGAGCTAAATAAGAATAACAACCTATTATCCACCAAGAGCGTCATAGCGACCGCCAAGGCCGAGGTGGAGTATTTGGTCACTGTCGCCAGTAGCCTACGTAAGAGCGGAAAAGGATTGGATTATGAGACGATACAGGTTATCGATAACGTATATGGGGAGATAGTTCCTCTGATCAGGAACCTTCGTGGATTCGTCAATAATCAGGCGGCTGATTATTATGGCAGCAATAAGGTTGGTATGGTAGAGGATATGGATGATATATTACGTATGGCTGAGACATCCATGTCTGATATAAATGCTCTTCGAAGTGATCGTAATGAGGACTGGCTGGATGGACAGCTCAGGATGTTTAATATCCCGGAAAGATATTGGAATGGGATAAAGAAGTTGATAAATAACATCCATAAGGATATCAATGTCATGTCCCGGTTCTTTGGTACTCTGGAGCATAGTGGTAACGCTATTTTAGGTATGTTAGGCCAACGTCTAGCCAAGGCCCATAATGAAGCCCATACCGAGGGTATATCCAATATCAATAAGATGACTAGGATGATGAAAGAGCGTGGATGGGGGATAAAGGATAATGAGGATCTTATACAGAAGATAAATGGGAAGAACTCGGATTACCTTGACTCGTCCCGTGATTTCGCTAAATACGATTTGCTATACAGGACCGAGCAGGCTAAGGCTATTATCGATATATATGATCTTAAGAATGTTACGGGTAAGACTGAGAAACAGCTTATCGACCTTCTTCTATCCGATAGAGGCCTTAAGGTGAAGACCCGTGACGACATAGTAGGATATGACGGGGATAAGCCTATCACTAAGGAGGTATATCATATATTCAAGCCTACCATCCAGAATTTCGATATCTCGGACATGACGTTCGAGGATCAGCAACGGTATCTGGATACGATAAATAAGTGGTTGGATGAGAACCGGGAGAAACCTATGGTGCAGGCTTATTACGATAAGATCGAGAAAGTCAATAAGAAGGTCGAGGAAAGACTGGGTCGTAGGGTATCGCAAGCTACGTCCGATTTCATGACCCGTATCCGCAGGAGCCGGTATGTGGCTATGGATAAGTTCGTGAGGAACGGGAAGGTCGATTGGAAGGCGTTTCAATCCGATCCTATAGCTTGGAGATCTTATCTGGATATCTTACGTGATAGGGCTATAGCCAAGAGCGAGTGGTATTCCGATGGGACACCAAAGGAAGAGGGATCCGAGGCTCTGATGATGTCCGAGGAGATCAAGGCATGGGACGAGGCGTGGGCCGAGGAGTTCGGGAATACCAACGAGGGTCGTAAGGCTTCCGCCGAGTTCAAGGAGATACTTCGTGGGATAGAGCGGTCCGAGGGCGGCAAGGCTGCGTTTGAGTTCCTGCTAGCTGGCGGTCATCTTGGTTTCTCCAAGGATATGTGGGGATCCGAGGAGGGTGATTATTACAAGAATCTGGTTGATAAGATCACGGAGCAATCTGTATCATCATCAAGGATAGAGAAGGTAGAGGAGGCGATGGCGACAATAAACGAGATCAATGACCAGCTAAGGCCCTTGCTTATCCAGTACCGGGATAGCACGAGATACGGGGAATATGATTTCGATAGGTTACGTGGATCCGCCTCATTAAGAAAGATAAACGAGTTATATGATCGTCTGGCTGAGGCTAAGAGCGTTATTAACGCCGCCGCTTCCGCTGAGGCTATTGAGATGGATATGCCTGATACGGTGGAGAGTGGAGTCACGGATTCTTACCGTAACGCTTTAAGGGATGCCATGGCATACGACAAGGGTATGGATGAGATTAAATTCGCCAAGGAACATATGTCTGCCCGCTCCCGGAGTCAGGTGGATAGGATGGCCGCCAAGTTATCTCGGAAAAACCCGTCATGGACGACCGTGGAGGTATCGTTTTTGAGAAGGAAATACGGTCCTGACTTCAATAATAAGCTAGCTAACGACATAGCGATGGGTAAGACTGATAAGATCCTTGTCGAGTACGCCAGGACCCGGCTGTATCCTTATATGAGGAGATACTCTCCCAAGGGGTATTCTGGCTTTGTCAGGAAGATAAATAACGGTACGTATAAGGTATCCGAGTTCTTTGATGCCATAGAAAATGGTATATCTAAGGAAGAGAGCGTATCCCGTTTCGGGTTTGATATTAATATGATCGATCTGACGATCAATAACCAGTGGCTTGATGAGGCTGACGCCGAGAGTTCTTTCCGTAATCCTAATTATAATCCCGATCTGGGTTATGGATATCATACGCCTAGGTTCGATAAGTACAAGAACGAGGCTTTCTTCAAGAAATACGGTATTACCAACGAGGGGGAGGAAGCTACGATCAATAAGGATAAGTGGGAGATGAGGAAGGAGCTGCTTAACATAAGCCGTAAGGCTATGGAGGATTATGATGAGCGATTCCGGAACATCTACCAAATACCACAGATATCCAAGGGCGGCGTGGAGAGGATGGTGCAGGCCGGGGTTGACCCGAAGGCGGCCATCGGCAACGCCGTACGTGATATTGTTGGCGAGAGGGTGGATGATCCTATACACGGTCAAGGACAAGACCTAGGAGGGCTTGACGAGAACGATAACAAATATCGTATGATCCCCAAATACTATCTCAGTAAGTTGGAGAACGCCAACGACGTGTCCCATGACTTCGCCTACTCCTATTCCATGTTATCCTTACAGGCTACCGCTTACAAGTATAAGAGGGCGGCCTTGGATGATGTCATGGGATACAGGAACATGATGCTGGAGACGCAATACGACGGCGGTAAGAACCCGGAGGCCACTCACGCCTATAGGATGTTTCAGGACTGGGTTAACGCCAGCATCTACGATGTCAGGATAAATAATAAGCGGGCGGAATGGAATATAGGTAATTATAAGGTCGATCTTAATAAGCTGGCTCTTATGTTTACCAAATTCGTATCCAAATCCAACCTAGGCTTCTCCCCGTTCGTAGCGGCTACCGGCGCCCTTACCGGGCAGGCCAACTTCCTTTTGGAAGGTATGGTAGGGCAGTATATAAGCAAGGACTCCATGAAATACGCCTATGGGGAAGCTCAGAAGCAATTAAGTACGTACGTGTCGGAGATCGGGGATATAAACCGTACCAACAAATTATATGTCGTTGGAGAGGCTCTAGGCGTATTCAATGTCCGCAACCGTGTACGATCGGCGGCGTATAACAAGATCTGGAGAACCTTATTCCGGAACCTGCCGTTTAAGATGATGGAGGTTCTTAACTCCCCGTTGGATCCGCAGGTCATTATCTCGGTCATGGATGATACCCGCCTATACGAAGGTCAGTTCTGGTCATACTCCAATTTCAAGGAGATGATGATGAAAGACAGAAATATGTCCGCTAACGAGGCTA